ATAGTGCTGGCTAAGCCACGAGCAAAGGCGGCCTTGTATTCTGATCCAGAAGGAGCCAAAGAGTTTGGTCGTGCTGTATTGGCTGGTGATCGACCGGCGATACGGAAGCTTTCTGAAGAAGCGAGCAAATCCGCCATGGAACCATTCGCTACTGGTGGAGAGGCTGTCCTTGGTGGTTTAGCTGCTGAAGAGGGTAAGTACGGCGAGGCGGCCATGTATGGTGGGATGCTCTTGCTGCCTGGAGTTTTGAGTACGTTGGGCGGAAAGATGTCCAAGGGTTGGCTCAAGAGTGCTGCTGAAGCAGGAGAAGAGATTCCTGACGAAGCTGCTAAGAAGATGAACGATCTATCAAAGCGTGTCGAGGCCGGTGAGGTCACAGACGACATGCAGATCCGTCGTGAGATAGCGATGATCGAAGACGATCATGCTGCGGATTACTACGGTGGCTCACCATCAGAAGAGATGGGGCGCATCCAAGAAGACAACTTTGGTCCGGCTGGTGGAGGTACCCCCGGCGGTGGTCGTAGCGTAGACGAGCGTTTAGCCGCAGAAGGTATTCCAGTCCGTATGCCAGCGGGATCTGGTATACCCAGGAACGCTGACGCTCTCATGAGAAACGCTATTAATTCTTTTGAATTTTTTGGTAGTGGATTGGGCGGACCCACCAAACTTTACAGAGTGAGTCAACCTAACTTACCTGGAGGTTTTTCTTACATGGAAGCCAGTAGTCCAGAAGCTTTAGAGCAGCTTTTGCTGACTAATGGCGAGCTTTTTGAAGAATTTATGGATGCTGGTGGGATTCTTGACGCCACTAAAGGTGGTCGTAGGGGCGAGATTTCGGACTTTATTTCCGAGGCGTCACCAGAAGAATCAGCCCGGTATTTTGACCTGAAAGGCGGTGGAGGTGGAGGCACCCCAGGCGGTGGTGGAGCAGCCGCGTTCAAAGCAGATCAGAGGGCTCAACGAGAATCAAGTAATTTGTTCGGGACAAGGACCTATGAAGCCGTTCCAACGTCACCTAAGTTTGGTCTGAAGGACCAAGGGCATCATAATGTTGTAGAGGATTTGGGGCCTTTGTTGCCTGAAGATATAAATCTACTCGAAGACACACAACGTAAATACAATCTTAACGAAACAGAGTTGCGTCAGTTGCGGGATGAGTACGTAGCCTATGGGTACGATGATTTCCCAGGAAGGTCTGCGCGGGGTTTCGAAGAGATTGATATCCCCGACGATATTACTACACCAAGTTTTGAAGAACTACAACAGAAGTTTGGTAGGATTGGTGAACCGAACGAGCCTAAATTTGGCGATCCGAACGAACTCGAAATGCTGAAGGAAGCGTATCGTCGTGCGGCGGGTAAGAAGCAGCAGATGGATATTGCAGCTAATCGTATTCGTGGTTCTCGATCACCTATCGTTCAGGGAGCACCAGACACGTTCCCTGGTCCTGAGCCTGAGGGTACTTCTCGTGCGGTGCGCCGCAGTCCGCGTCGAGAGCGTCCTAAAAAGAAAGAATAAGTCTCCCCTACTCCTCATTCAAACCGATGAGCGTTCCCCTGCTCGTATGGAGTCGGTTCCTACCGAATGTGGGGTAGGGTTTTTTATTGCTGATTTTTCTGTTCATGGTAAGATTTCTGGGCGTGATGATGCGCTTTTGTAACTCCTAAAAAGGAATGGAAAATCATGGCTAAATTTAAACAAGAACAAATTATCCCTGGCGTAACGAAGACTCGTTCAAACGCCGTAAAGGTTTACTGCTCGGAGGCTATCGCTGCTGGTGACGTTCTTAGTGTCGTCGGTGTGCAGGGTGACTTTTTGTCCGTTGCTAAGGCTGATGCTAACGGTGCGGTAACTCTCAACGGGTCATTGCTTTTCGTCGCCGACTTCGCTGGCGCCTCTGGTGAGTACTTGCCTCTCGCTGTGCCTTGGAAGCTTGTCACTTCATCTGGTCTGAACACATCGGCATCTGCAATTGGTCAGCCCGTTTATCTGTCTGACACTGCTGGCGGTTTGAGCCTTACTGCGGGAACTGTCGGCCTTAAGATTGGTACCGTTATGACTGTCGCAACAAGTGGTACGGTTCTTCTTGCTCCTCAAGGCATGGCTACAACTGGTGGTGGTGTCTTTGTTTCGGCGGAGACAGCGTCTACTGGTAGTGCTCAGAATGTTGCTCATGGGCTTGGTTACGTTCCGTCACGAGTACTCGTGTCCTTCAGCGAGTTCGGTGCGTCTGAAGCCTGTGACGTTGCTTTGGGAACACACACAACTGACAATGTTGTTCTCACGGTAACCAACAGCCGTAAGTTTTTCGTTATCGCAATGTAGCGTAGACAAAGAAAAGCCCCCGATAGCTTAGGCCGTCGGGGGTTTTTTATTTAGCTACGAAGAAGAAGTTCGTGTTCGGTCATTGCTGTTTTACGCAGTGACTCCATCATCTCTTCGAACGATCGTGGGTCTCCACCTTGTGTACCTGATGCGGTATCGGGTCCCATGTTCATGAGTTTGATACCTTCGGGTACTGGCTCTGGCTCAGGCGGTGGTGGCTCAGGTGCCGCTTCTGGTGGTGGTGCTGGTGGAGGGTATATTGCCCTAACCATCTTGACTGCGTCTTCAGGTGTGAAGTTAGCGCGGGCAAGTTCACAGAACTTATCGAAAGCGTCGTCGTTATCGTAGACATCGGAAGCTTCTGCTGTGAGCCACTTTTCAAGTGAGTCTACTTGTAGTTCGACCTGAGACTCTTGAAACTGTTCGAGTTGTCCGTGTACTTCTTGGTATCGCCTCAACGCATCGTCGCGTTCTTTTGCGGCTGTTTCCATGGCGAGGCCGTGCGATTGCGTAGCCTTTTCATGTGCTGCTTCAGCTTCTTTACGTAAAGCACTTAGTGCGGCCCGGTGAGCGACTTTAAGTTCGTCAATTTCTTTTTGTTTAGCGATCATCGGATCGATGTCGCCGTGAAGCCACCGTTGAACTTTAACTTCTTGTTCGCGGACTTCTTTCATCAAGTCCTCTGCTTCGCGTCGTTGCTTAGCGAGGTCTTGGTATTTGTTTGTGTATCCGCGTTGCCAGTTCTGGTACTTACCCTCGATACCTTCGAGCAGCGCTTTACGCATTTCGGGCTCAAGCTTTTGTGCCCACTCTGAGTCTCGAAGACTTTCAAACTCTCCGTTCCAGTCGAATACTGGTGGTACGTCAATTTCTTCTTCTACTTCAACTGGCGTGACATCATTTGTGTCGGCTGCTTCTACTGGTTCAGCTTCTACAGTTTCAACGGGTTCTGTTACCGCTTCAGTTTCTGTTGCTTCTACTGTTTCTACTGCATCATTATCTTCGTTAAACATGGACTTACATTCCCCCTTGTGGTGCCATTCCTGGCGGCATAGCTGGTGGCATTCCTGCTGCTCCCTCTTCTGGTGCTGGCATGCCTTCTTCTGGCACTGTATCTTCCTGGCCTCTTGCGGCAATCATCTCAAGTTGCATAAGAACCTCGAAGTCACCTGCAATCATGTCTGCCAACTCTTGTGGAGTTTTCCCCTCTGTTTTGGCAAGCTGCTGTGCCGCTTCAAAAAGCATACTGGCTCTTTCTGGTGTAATGCCGAGAGTTTCCTCTAAAGGCTTGAGATCCTCTGCCCCTTCAGCTTTTTGGCCTTCTTCTTTTGGTGCATCTTCTGCGCCTTCTTCTGGCTTACCTTCTCTTTTGGCAAGCTCTTTATCGATAGTTGCCATTAGATCCGCAGCCCTTTTATCTGCATCATCGGCTTCCGGTGCGGGTGCGTCCTTCATTGCGTCTTCTTTGAATCCGGGTTCTCCGGGGTATGGAAGTCGCTCTCCAGTTTTTGGGTCGGTAGGCATAAAGGCTCCTAATGTCTGGTTTGTACCAGTGTGGTGTAACTAATTTACGTGATTTGTGTCAGACATTTCAAGGTCTGGGTCAACTAATTCAAATGTTGCACGTTCTCCGATAGCACGAACAAACTTATTTGGTAGTGTTCTACGTTCACCAGAAGACCGATCTTCGTAAACAAAACCGTCTTTCACGGCGTCTTCTTTTACTTTTCTGAGAGATCGTTCATTTGTTTTCGCGTGTCGTTGCGCCAACTCAACAAGCTCTACATCAGACAGAAGATTTTTACGTGATGGGTCGGGCATTACTTAGCCTTTACTGGTGCGGATTTATTTGCCGTAAGTGGTGTACCTTCAGCTTTCATCGCTTTCTGGTAGGTCGATAGTTCTTTGAGCGTTTGGTCATCGCACCCACGAGCTTTCTTTCGTTTCCAACTATTGTGTCGGATAGTTTCAAGTCGATCTGCTTTCTGTGCTTGCGTCTCTTCTTGTATGTTTACTCGTTTACCTGGGAACCTGGCTTCAATTGTTTTGATACACCGATCGTAGTCTTCTTTTGTTTCGGCTTTGCCGAGGACACCAAAGTCGACTGCGGCGAATGATCCTGGTCCTTGACCATGGATAGCGTAACGAAGCCCACGAAAACTCATCTTACGTTTGCTACCGCACTCAGGGCAGTCATCTGGTCCATCTGCTCTACGGTAGATCGCCTCTTCTTCAAAGAAGTCGCAACCCGTACACTCGACGTTGTTCATTATCAGACTCATGAATCGTCTCCTTCAACTAAGTCAGGGGTAGTCAATGTTTGCGTTACTGCCGATAGTTTCATTTTCGGATTTATTTTTATTCCCTCAACCCGCCTCGGTTTCACCTGTAATTTTTCGCGTTTTTCAAACGTTTCATTCATCTCTGGCGCCATAAGTGCTCTATGCGGGTACACAAACGAATTCAAGGTGTTGAACTCCTGGTGTTCCTTTATGTCTCCCTCGATACCTTCTATCCATCGGTCATACAAATCGGCTTTCGCTTCTTCTTCCTCATACTCATCGTCTTGCCTATCGAGTTCTTCTTTGTACAGTTCAGAGAGAGTCTTTGATCCTTCATCCTCAAAGTACTCAAAGTCTTTGTCCCTCTGTTTTTCGACTAGTTCAGCTAAAGTTGGTGCATCTTTATCTTCGAAGTATTCGAATTCTTCCTCTTGTGTGTCTGGTGGGAAGTAGGTTGGTCGTTTTTTACCTTGTTTCTTTCGATACTCTTCTTGGGCCTTTCTTTTCATTTCATCCATTTTGGCTGCGAAATCTGGGTTCATTCTACGTTGAACTGCTTCATGCCATTTTGCTTCCTGTTTATGGTCCATACCCTTTGGTGCTTTAAGCTTTCCTGCACCTGCCGGTCCTTTAAGGTCATACGCTTGAGGTAACGACTTTCTCAGCCCCTCCATCTTTTTGTCGTACTCGCTCACCTTTTTCTCCTGGGGGCTCTCAACCGGAGAATATCTCCCGGTTTTAAGTCGCTCCCAACTGCATCTGTTTCTTGGTAATATTCAGATCCATCAGGAAAGATAACTACTTCGATTTCTTCTCCGCTTGGAAGAGTTCTTATCTCAGTTTCGTGGTCCATCGTGTCAGCCTTTTTGAGGTAAGACTTCAGCGCTGCGCTTTGCCCGAAGCTAACTTGCGCGGTTTTATCCTTTTTAAAGTCTTTGTAGGAGTCTTCGGGTATGACTTTATCGGCAATAGACTTGTACTCGTCAGTCTGTTTAGTTTGGTAGTCGTCTAAACTTTTTGGTCCTTTTGGTGTCGAAGTCCCTGGCCCCGTCCTTTTCTTCCTGCCCTGAGGCGCGTAGTTGCTACGTTTGTGTTTAATCGTAGTGGTTGAAGCCCTTGAGGGGTCTTTTCCTACGTTAGCCGCACTTGATTTAGGTTTATTTTTTTCGTCGTTATCTGCTTCAGTCATTTTAGCAAATAAAGCTTCTTCTGCGTCCATTCGGTCTGACTGCGGGAAAGCAATCTCTCCAAGGTCGCCAGGTTTCTCCGTAACTCCTGTTTCAGCATCTGAAGTAGGGTAAGCCACGGAAGACTCAATGCGCTTAAACTTTGCTTGGTCTTCTTTGCTTCGTTTATCTACCGTACTGCCTTGCGGTAGAGACTCACGCAATTTCTGCATCTTTTTGTCGTACTCGCTCATCTCTTTTTACCTTTGTGCAGTCCGTGCTTGGCGTGTTGTTTCCCCTCTTTAGTGGCTCTTTTTTTCACCCGCTTTGCTGCCCTATATTTTTTCCTGCCTTCTCGAGTTGATCGTAGTTTGTCAATCACTGCTTTCGGAGCATACGGCTCATCTGTCTCACTGCTTTTCTTTCCAGACATAGTGGTCCATTTCTGTTTACCCCAACGGACTAAATCTGATGCCTGCTTACTTTTCGCCATTAGTCTTTGTAGCCCCCACCAGCAGCTTTGTACTTCTTGGCTAGCATCTGAGCCTTTCGGGCTGACCACTGACCTGGTCGACCACCCTTGCTGCCGGCTTTGATCGCTTCGAACAAACGCTTACGTTTACCCGGCTGAGTATAGTTGCCCGCCTCATTTACTCGGCTTTTAGTCTTTTTAGCCATTACCACTTTACCTTATCAGCCCAGTAAGCTGCACTGAGTTTACCCTTAGCAATGTTTCTGCGGTGACGTGACTTGAAGCTCTTCCGCTTCTTCTTCATTTTATCGGATTCACCTGATTTTGGTTTTCCTGCCGTACTCGCGCCCTGTTCACCAAAACGAATCAGCTTTAACTTGCTACCCTCTTGAGCCAGTACGATGTGGCTTTTCTTTGGGTGATTCGGTGTACGCTTAGGTTTATTGACACCCTCAAGATTATGTTTCTTGAGTAGCGCCGCTTTACGCAGTTTGTCTCGTTTCGAAAGAGCCATACTTCACCCCTACGCTTGACCGCGAATTGGTGCTCCACCGCCACCCGGTAAAGCATCCTCGGCCAACTCTTCTGACCCAGGAATTTCAATGCCAGCCTGTTGAAGCGCCAAAGCGGCTTGCTCTGGGTCCATCTGCATCAACTCTTCCTGAATTTTTTGGTTTGCGTCTATTACCGGTTTACCGGCGGCGGCTCCTCCAAGCTTGGCTTGCTGCTCTGCTTGCATCATCATTTGCTGTTGTGCCGCCAACTCTTCCTGTGCTGCGATAATGTCTTCTTCTGGAATCAGTATTCTGCTGGGCAGACCAAGGTTAGTAAGAATTTCTTCAGTCAGACGCCTTACGTTTACGTTTTCATTCTGCGACAAGAACGGCAACATTTGAATGAGAGTTTCTGCCATCATCCCTGGGTTACGGCGGATTGGGTTGTAGCTTACGATCTCGAAATCTACATCAATATCGACGAGATCCTTATGGCTAAGCTCAGCCCACTTAGTTGATCCAGACACTCGGATCATTCTATTGGTCTGCATATACTTCTTACAGAGGTAGAAAACCTTCTTTGCGACATCCTCAATAGCGTCATTGAGGTGGCCTTCTCGTGTTGCCAAGCGTGTTCTAAGCTGTGCGTCAATGATTGCCATCTCAGTTGCGGTTCTTGCTCCAGCCACCTGACCTCGAGCGGCTTCTGCCAATGCTGAAATAAATGCGGCGTCTTCCTCTTGTCGAGCAATAAACTCTTTTACGCCTGAGGGGCTATCGGGAATTGGCATCTCATAAAACAGCGTAGCCAGACTACGTAAAGCCTCGCTGTTTGATGGGTTAATCCCAACAAACGATCCTGCAGACGAGTCCACAGCTTTATTCAGATCTTCTTCGGTGACTCGTCCAGAGTCGTACATGACTCGTGGCACCTGGAGGTACGTTATTTGCTTCATGTGTGTGAGCAAATCGTTGATAGTCTCTTGCTGCTTGAGAACAAGTTGAACTTCGCTGAGCCCTAAACAGTCAATACCTGACTGGTTCAGAGAGAACATTGAGTAGGGGATGTAGTCAATCTTGTCTTCGAACACTACAGCATCAGCTTGCTTGATGTAGTGCTGCATAATTCCGCGTTCACGATCGTAATACTCATAGATCGTTACCCACTGAAACGCGTCACGTACTGTATCTGTGCTGCTTTTTTGGTTCTCGTCGAGCAACCACTTCGGATACCTGTCCGGTGTCACTTCTTTTACCAGGTCTGCTTTGTACTTACCTGACTTTACTCGTGCCTTGAACTCGTCATATGAGATGACGGTAGCCTCAATCCAATACCGAATATCATCTGAATCACGCACAGTGAGGTCAAAGAATATGCTGGATGGGTTGATTGCTCGGATAATTGGGATGTCTCTCTTCGCATCCCAACCCGTTTTAAATATTCCGCGTTTACAGAGGACGGCATCGATGAGCGTTGTTGCCGCCTTTCTCCGAAACTTGTTCGAGTCAAATACGTAATCAACCAAACCTGTGACAGACGGGGCTGCTTCTTGGGATCGTGGTGTACGTGCGACTGCACCTACAGATGGGTTTGGTCCAAGCAGAGCACTGACAGCCGTATCTGCGATAGCGTAGATAATATTTTTTGAGCACAGGTACGAGTTAGAACTCATCCCCATGACATCGCTATCTGTCGAGGTAAAGAAATTACCCCGATAGAATCGGCGAGCCTTATCGAAGTCTTTTTTCTCTGAACGTTTATAGTAGTTCAGATGACGGTCTATCAGTTTAGAAAGCTTGGAAGCCATTATTATTTATCCTGAGGTTTGCCCTTCATAATGGCTGCGAGCTTATCACCTGCCTTGTCTATCTTTTCCTTCAGCGCTTTATCTTGTTGTTCCTCTGTCATGCCTTGGACGTTTTTCTTCGTCTCTTCGTCAGATTCTTTTGCTTTTTTCTCAGCTTCTTTTTTTGCGTCTTCGTAGCTCTTCTGAATGCGCACCGCACGACGGTCGATTTTGCTGGATCCTGATTGAGGCTCTTTTTTAAGTATCGTTTCGGAATTTGTATCTTTATCCATTTTTTACTTCCAAGTGTTTGAGGCGGGTCTAAAGGGTGATCTTGCTTCACGTCTTTTATGAGACTTTATTTGATCAAGCTGCTTAATTGTAACTTGTCCTGGCATGTAATCCGATTTTACTTCAGTTGCGGCTTGAGTAAAGTGTCTTCTTGACAGAATATCTGCTGCCATAACAGCCGTTCGTGCCCGGTCAAAGTGGTGAATGGTGCCATCTTCGCCGCGTACACGCTTTTTTCGGGTACCGTCATAGTTCAATAGTTGGTGGAGCATACCCCGACTTCTGATATGAAGATCTTCTTGACGTAACATTTGAACAAGTCGGGCTTCTGACTCTTGTAGTCGCTTGTTTGTTGCGTACCAGCCTGGGTGATTCCGGTCAGTCCAAAGCAAATTAGGTGTTCCTTGGTCTTTTAGAATCGCAATACATGCTGTGGCGTTGGACTCTACGGCAAGCAACGCACCTAAATATCTTTTCTGGACAACCTTTAAGCGCTGTGCGAATCGGTCAGGGGACTCACGGTCTTCCCAGAATGCGATTTCTCGCCAATCAGTTGCATCCCAAACAGTCAAAGCGGACTTGTCACCTGTACTACCGAAGCCTGCGGGGTCAGCAGTTATTAAATATTGGTGCCCTGGTTTAGGTGGTTCGAACTCATGGCATGCGTATATTCCTATATCAGGATCTTTTTTCGCCTTCTCCAGTAGCGGCTTTAATATTTCTGCGGGCATTACTGGGTTTGTTGTACCCAACCAACCGTCGTAAGAGTCTGAGGGATACTTACAAGAAAACAATCTTGCATCGCCGACGAACTCTGTATTCAAACCCCGCCTTCGAAAAGCCAGGTTGTGTGGTGACATTCCGTCGTGGCGAGACATGTACTCTCGCTCAGCGGATGTCGGTTCAAAAGAGTCATCCATTTCTCTACAACTTTCGTCTTCCCACCATTCCAAAAACAACGGATGAAATCGACTTGTGCCCTCTAATGCTGAGCGCCACATTTGTTCGTGGTGAGATCCTGCTCGTCCTGGTGTGGACTCAAGGATAACTTTAGCGTTGGGGCGCTTGTTTACAGTTGGGAAAATGTTGATCGCAGCTTTACGTTGCCATTGGGCTTCACCGAACTCAGTAATGACCAACCGGTCAATCGATCGACCAATGGCAGGAGACCTACCACCAGCGGTCAAGACTTTGATGCCTCCGCCGTGAATGAATTGCATTTGTGTCGCACCAGCTTTCTTTCCTGGTGTCAGAGGCATTCGCACATCTTTTGGTAGTCTGTTGTAGGCAAAGAGTATGCGCTCGAAGATATCTTCCGCCGTGTCTTGGCGTTCCGCAATCAGCAGTCCTTTGACTCCGCTTAGGTACATGCAGTCTCTGAGAAGCAACATGACGGAGACAGTAGTAATTTTTGCCTGACGAAACTTGTTCACCATAAGCCAACGATTTTCGTCGTAGGCTTTCAGTAGTTTCTTTTGCGTGTGTGTGGGCTCCATGTATCCTGTTGATTCGTCTTCTCGGACAATTTGGCACATAGATACAAACGCGTCGGGCGTAGCAAACATTGCCCGAACTTTTCCTTCGTGTATTCCTGGTGCGGTTGCAAATTCTGCACCTCCAGTCACTACATTTTTTCTCTTTGCTTTTTTCTTCGCTGTTGTTGCCATAACGGTAATATTATCATGTTATTTGTTTTATGCCGAATAAGGCCCTTGCAGCATTTCTTTGTGTGATGTATACAAATAATGCACCCATTTAGACGTGTCAGGTAGCCACTCAGGTCTGATTTAAGCGTCGCGGGCAGGCGAGAACAAAGTTTTTTTAACCCTCTCTGTGAGAACAAAATGTCTATCAGTACAGAATTGCTGAACACTACGTTCGCGGATCTCCGTGGACCTCTTGTGAATTCGTTTGTTCGTAGCAATGAGCTGTTCGAAGCACTTAACTCTAAAGCACGTATGCCCATGGAAGGCGGAACAAAGATCGAACGTTCCTTCTCCGGTGGTGCTCCTGCTCGTGGTGTTGGTGTTTACGTCGGTGATGAGCTACTGAACATGACCCGTCGTCAACAAATCCGTAAGTATGAGGTTGAGCCACACCGTATGGTTATGGCAATCAACATTCCCAAGCGGGAACTCAACCAAAACAGCGGAAAGCTTGCCGTCATTCGCCTTATCGAAGAATACCCTCAAACCTCAATGGAAGCAGCTAAGGCGGACTTGAACAAGTATCTCCTTACTGGTGCCAGCCGTGGTTTGGCGTTTGCCTCTTCGGAGCTTTACGGACTTCTGACCCTCAACGGTCAGTTCGCTTCTGGTATCGGAACTGGTGTTGGCGCCGGTCTCCTCGACTTCGAGGCGTTCACTTCGCAAAGTGACACTGTT